TACACGACGCTCTTCCGATCTCTGCTGCTCGATCATCGGCTGCACGCTGGCCACCTGGCGCGCGGCGTCGAAGGCGACGATGCGGCCGGGCAGCGCGGTGTGCAGGCGCTTGAGGCGGGCGTCGATGGTGGAGCGGTTGGCCTTGTCCATCGACGGGGTCTGCCAGTCGTAGTTACCCATTGCCCTTGCCTCCCTTGTCGGTCTTGGCGGCGTCCTTCTTCTGGAACTCGCCGCCGATCACCGACAGCACGCAGTACCAGTCCTTTTCCATCACATCGCCCTTGCTGTTGATGGTGACGATCTTGTAGTCGCCGTCGTAGCGCGGCTCGATGGATTTCAGCCGCACCGTGCCGCCAACCCGGGGGGCCGGGTCGATCAGGCAGGTCAGTTCCAGCCCGCCGCCCTTGATCTCCTTGGGGGCGCCGATCAACCCGGTATCCTGGGACAGGAACACCGCCTGGTCGTCGAGCACGTAGCCGGCGGGAAGCAGCAGCAGGTCGCCATCCTGGATCGACCAGTCGGCGCCCTGCTCCGCCGCCACTTCGCTCAGCACGTCGCGGCTCAGGCCGGACAGCACCTTGCCCCGAGGCAGCGGGCGCTGCTTGGGCAGGACGACCTGCCCAGGCGTGGTGCCGGTCATGCTGGCCACCGCGACCTTCACGTGGTCGTTCGCGGTACTGCCGGCGGCCAGGGTGGTACTCACCCGCGCCTCGCGCATATCCGTGTCACCGGTGTTGCAGGTGAGCACAATGACGTTGTCCAGCTCCTTGCGCTCCAGCGCCACGGCAGTGATGTCACCGGCGTAGAGCAGGCGCAGCTCGCTGTAGCCGGCCCACAGCCAGACCTTGCGGAAATCGCTGCCGTAGAGCCATTCGCGGTGCTCGCGGTTGAGGTTCCAGATGCGGATCTCGGCCTTGTTGGGGGTGTTGTCGATGTCCTTGGTGAACTCGAACGTGACCCGCAGGCTGTCGATCACCAGGCCGTTTTCCTCGCTGCCCAGCACCAGGCGGTATTGCCGGCCGAACTGCCTCATGGCTGCACCTCCGACTTCTCGCCGATGTAGAGCAGGCAACGGCTGCCCATGTCCTTCCCGCCCATGGGGTCGAGCCCGACGCCACTGAGGTCGTCGAGCCAGAGGAAGAACGGCAGGGTGCTGCGCCACAGCATCGGCACGCCGACCACCAGGGTCAGGCCCTGGGCCAGCCAGGTGTTGTCGGACTCGTCCAGCAGGTCGAAGGCCCAGTGATCGCCGATGCTGTTGTAGCGCAGAGTCAGGCGCAGGCGTTGCCCGGCGAAATCGAAGCTCTGCTCCTGCAGCGGTTCGCTGCTGATGGGGATTCGTTTCATCTGATAACCCCAAATACGGCATGCATCAGGCTTTCATTGCGCTTGTCCGCCTTGGGCGTGGTCTTGCCCTGGGGCTTCTTCGCCGCTGCCTGGGTATCGCTGCGACCGGAGCGTTCGGTACCGGCGGCCGGGGTCACCACGCCATTGATGACGCGGGTTTCCACCACCAGGACCTCACGCAGGGTCAGGTCCAGATCGATGGAGCCGTCGAGTGTCTGTGTGGCTGCAATGGTGCTGAGCAGCATGTTCTTGTACAGGTAGAAGCCGGTCTGTACCTGCAGCAATTCGCCGGCCTTCTGGGTATCCAGCAGACACTGATAGATCTGCTGCAGGCGTGACTGGCTGGGCGAGCTGTCGAAGCGCGACAGCGGCTGGGACTCCAGCATCCAAGGCGCCAGGTGACGGGCCTTGGTGCCGTCCGCCAGGGGCTCCAACCAGCTCTTCAGTTCGCGCTTGGCACGGCTCTCACCCTGCGAAGTGCGGGGTGAGAGCAGGCCAGGCAGGATGTTGTCGAGGAACCCTCGCCCGCTGCGCACTCCCGGCATGCTGTCGATGGGCAGGTTGGCTAGAGGGTCGTAGTGCTCCACCACGGTGCCCTTGATAATCAGGGAGCGCGGTTGCACATAGGCGTGGTCGGCGATGTTGGCACCGCTTTCCACTGGGTTCTCGGTGATCTTGAGGTCGGATTTGTGTGTTTCGCTTATCACCGCATCGAGCCTCAAGGTTCCGATACGGCGGTTGATCAGCATGACCATTGATTCACCTCACTGCCTAATTTCGCTGCTGTTGTTGTGAGTGGTCAGGCGTTGCTGGTTGCGTGCGACCTGCTCGGCCACTTCGCGGCCGATCTCGCGCGGGTTGTCCCCCGCCACGCTCACGGTCACCGTCTGGCTGTAGCTGTTACTGACCGGCTGAGCCGGCATCGCCAGGACGCCGACACCCGCCGCAGCCTGGCTCTGAGCGCCCTGCACACCAGCGGACAACTGGCTGGCTCCGTCCACGAGGCCAGGCCCGTTGGCCATCAGTGCGGACAGGCCGCCCGTGCCAGGCCCCTTCATCGCGCGCCCAGGACCAGGCTGAGGTGTTGCTCCAGCCTCGCCCTCCTCTTCGCCTCCCAAACCGATGTAGGAAGCGGCTTTGGATATAAAGCCCCCGATGATTTCGAACTGCGCCTTGAGCGCTTCGAACCAGCTGCTGAAGGCTGCCTTGACGCCTTCGAAGTCGCCGTTTATCGCAGCGAAGAACATCTGGAAGATGGCGACCAGCTGCATGACGCTGGCGCCGATGATGGTGAACAGATCATTGCCGAAGGCCGTCACGGTCTCGCCGTTTTCCGCCCAGAACGCTGCGAACACCTCCTTGAAGGCGGCCAGCGTTTCATTGATGCCTTCCAGGCCGGTCTTGAACGGCGCCCAGAACTCACCGAGCGCCGACTGACCACCGTCCAGGTAGGTCATGAAGTCGTCGACGAGCGCGATGAGGCCGATCAGGGCGGCGACTATCCAGGTCACCGGGTTGGCGGCGAAGGCCAGGATGGTGGCCTGGCCGACCCAGGCCAGAGCGGCGCCGAGCATCATCAGGGTCGCCTCCCAGCCGACGGTGGACTGCACGACGGCGTCCACCGCGCGGCCAAAGTTGACCAGGGCGTCCAGGCCCTCCCCCACGATCTCCATGGTTCGGGTGAGGCCCGCCGCGATCAGCTCCTTGTTGGCATCGAGCAGGCTCAGGAAGCCCTCGGCCAGATAACTCAGCTGCGGCGCGATGCCGAGGGCGACACGTACCTTCACCGCCTCCAGCATCTTGTCGAGGCCGTCCATGGCCTTCTCGTAGCGCTGGGCTTCGGTGACATCGCTTTCGCTGACCACGCCGAGGGAGTCCTGCCCACTCTTGAGCCCATCCAGGCTCTCCAGGGCAGAGCCGATATAGCCGGCGATCGTGCTGACGAAGCCGCCGATTCCGGAGGCGACGGAAAGCAGCGAGTCGCTCGCCTTGGCGGCGGTTTCCTGCACCTCGTTGAGGGTGTCTACATAGCTGTAGAGGTTGGTGATGTTCTGCGTGAGGGAGTTGTCGGTGATGCTCAACTCCTGCTTCACGCTATTGGTGATCCGCGCCAGGCCGAGCGAAAAGCCGACGCCAATACCGAGTTTGTCGATTTCAATTGCTGCCATTGGCCTGCCTCTCATGGGCCTGACGCTGTGCGTCATCCCACTCCGCTATCGCGTCGTGGAAGTCGCACAGGTCAGCCAGGGTGTAGAGCGCGCGCAGCTCATGCAGGGTGCAGAGCTGGCGCATGACAGGGGTGAAGAGGAACCAGTCGGTTACTCCGCCTTGGCCTGCCCCGGCAGAATCGCCGACAGGGCGGGCATGGCGGCGGCGAAAAAATCACCGAACTGGTATTTCACCCCCTCGATCAGCAACGGCAGCAGGTGGCCGCGATGCTGGTTGAAGTGCGCGTCGGCACGGTCGGCCAGGCGGAAAGCCGCACCATCCTCCGGCTGCGCATTGATGTGCTGGAGCACCAGCGTCTCGATCTCCGCCACCACCGGATCGCCCAGGTTGGCGAGGATGGCGCCGATGGCCAGGGACTCACTGCCCTCGCCGCGCTCGATCTTTACGCCCTGCAGCAGGCGCGCGGCCTTCTTCAGGGCGTTCCAGGCCGGCATGGCATTGGCCGGGCGCATGACGTAGGAGATGCCATCCAGGTTGATGCGATGTTCGGCGTTCATGTTCAGGCGACCCCTTGTTCCAGGCTGACGTTGGCGCGTTCGAAGACGATGACCCACTGGATGTCGTTGGCTTCGCTGCCACGGGTCACTTCAGGACGCGTGGTGAAGTAGCCCTTGGTGGCGCTGATCAGGTCTTCGTTGAGCAGGTCACGCACCTCCAGGGTCAGCGGCACGAAGGCCTTGAGGTTGCCGTCCTGCAGGGCGCGCAGGCCATTGAGGTACTTGTTGTCCGCCGAGTGCTGCTTGAGCTTCAGGGTCAGGGTTGCGGAACGGTCGTTGTTGGCGACGAAGACGCCGCTGCCGTTGCTGCCCATCTTCAGGGTGCCGGCGGCGTTGTTGAAGGCCAGTTTGAGGGCGTCGGCGCCGCTGGCCCAGTCGCGAATCTCGTAGCCGTTGATCAGGACGGACAGTTGGTTCTGGTCATAGATAGCCATGGAAAATCTCCGGAAAAGAAAAGGCCCCATCGAAGGGGCCGAAAAATAGGTTGGCGATGGGATCAGCGATCGAAGTTGACCAGCACGTCCACCGAGTGCACGGCGCCGGCCATCTTCAGGGCCACCTGGATCGGCGGCGCCTTGCGCTGCTCACGGTCGGAGGTGGACAGGTTGTCGACGCTATCGGCCCAGACGTAGAAGCCTTCGTCGAGGCGCTCGCCGCTGACGAGGTTGCCGAAGGGGTCGCCGTTCCATACGCCGGGGGCGAAGGCGCCGTTGTTCACGCCTTCGCGGCAGACCTTGCGTACCGAGGCGAGCAGACGGGCGACGCCCGCGTCGGTCAGCGGCACCTTGCCCGGGGAGCGGTACAGGGTGGCGAAGACTTCCTTCTGCACGGCGTCGACGTACCAGTCGAGGATGTGCACTTCATCGAAGAAGCGACCGCCGATGACGGTGCCTTCGGCGACCATCGCCGACTCGTCGAAGTAGGTGTAGAAGTTCAGGCCCAGCTTGCGGCACTTGTCGGCCTCGGTGAGGGTCAGGTTGTCCGCGCTGATGCCGGGCAGCTGCTTGAACTTCATGGTCAGGGTGGAGTTGTTGGCGGCGAAGTTCACCGACAGCGCACGGGCCAGCCAGCTGTTCACCGCATAGGGGTCGTTCTTGTCGAAGACCGCGACGGTACGATGGCTTTGGCGATCCACCAGGCGCTTGAAGGGGTTGCTGGCGACGTTCTCCAGGTGGCTCGGGTTCTGGGTGGTGACACCGAACACCTTCTTGTCGGCGGCCAGCACCCAGGCGGAGGCCTGTTCGATCTCGTCGTCGGTCAGGGACGCGGCGACGGTGGCGGCGTACCAGCCGGCGTTGACATCCAGCAGCGCAGCGAAGGCCTGCGGCAGGGTCTGCGCGGAAAGCACCAGGGCATCGGCACCGGCGACCTTCTGCGCCATGCCGTTCTCCAGGCGCAGCAGGCCACCCAGGTAGGTGCCGGTGGCGCCCAGGTCCTGGGCGAAGCCGATGGCCTTGGCGGCGCCAGCGACATCGGCGTCGAGGATGAAGCGGTTGGCGACGGCGTCATAACGGCAGCTGACGGCCTGGGCGGTCAGCTTGGCGTCGATCAGCGCGGCGATGGCGGCGAAGTCGGCGGCAGCGCTGAAGTTCAGGCCGCTCACGTCCTGGCGCACGCCATCGACGGTGATGGACAACTGGCCGGCGCTCACTGCCTTCAGTTGCTCCACGTTGGCCAGCAGCGGGGTGCCGTTGATGGCGGCCTTGACCGCCGGCACGTTGCGGGTCGATTTCAGCCAGCGTGCCACCAGCAGTTGCTTGGGTCGCGGGCTCTGGGCGAAGAAGGCGCGGGCGGCGATGGCGGTCTGCGAGGAGCTGCCGAAGGCGGCCTCGACTTCGGCCTGGCTGGCGCAGCTGATGTACAGGGTCGAAGCGTCGATGAAGACGTTACCGGCCTCGGGGGTGAACAGGGCCAGTTGGCCGAAGTCGCGGTGCGGGGTGGATACCGGCTGCACGTTGAGTTGTACGTTTACGATCTGCGAAAGCGGAAGGGACATATCAGGTCTCCGATGTATTCACTGTGAGGGTGGCGGTGAGGCCCGTATCGGTGTGGGCGGTCACCACCGAGGAAGCGATGTGTTTCTGTTCCAGGGTCACGCGGTGGTCGTGGCCGAGGACGAGGTCGATGCGTGCCTGTTCACGGGCTACGCCCGCCTCGACGCTGGACAGGTTTTCGATCGGCGCCGTGCGCAGCAGGGCAACACCGAGGCGCCGCAAGCGGTCCTGGGCGAGGCTGGACTGCAGCACCGAGCGCGCGTCATGGATCAGGTTCAGGGCGCCGGCGCCGTAGCCGACGAGGCCGAAGGTGGTCTCGCAGTTGGTGACGACGGTTTCCCGTTCGTTGTTGCCGTTGAATTCGCGGCGGGACTTGCCCTGTTCCGCCGACTGCGTTTCACGCAGGCTGGCGTAGAGGCCGGACGGCGGTGCCGCTGCCTGGTCCGCCGCGATCAACGCGCCGACCGGCAGTTCGAGCAGGCCGCGCAATGCCTCGCGCAGGGCGACGACATCCAGCCGAGTGGCGGTGATGGCCATTGAGTCCTCCTGGTAAATAGGTGCGACCAGGCAAGCGGCGCGCAGGAGTGCGCGCCGCCGCCTCTCGGGTCGCGGTGGATAAGTTGAAAACGAAGTGGGCGATCAGCCCAGGTGCAGGATCCGTGCGAGATTGCCGCGGGCCCGAAGCACCAGGAACAACAGGATCAGCAGGACGCCGAGCATCCAGGGCGAAAGGTGCTCGCCCTGGTAACGCCCGAGGGCGATGGTCAGTGCCTGGCATCCCGTGCACAGCGCCAGGAGGTAGGCGCAAAGTGAAACGCCGGGGCGAAAGCGTGAGCCACGCCGCCGGTAGATCAGCAGTCGGAAGCAGATCGCTGCGCAAACCACGAGGGTGCTGGTGGCCAATGGATCATCCATCCTTGCCTCCCGCTCCACGCCGCAGGATCGTCCGCAACCAGGAAGGCAGCTGTCCGCCGCGCATCCATTCCAGCAGGCCGACGCCTGCTGTCACGCAGAGCGTCGCGGCGACGAACGCCACTGCCCCGCTGGTTTGCGAAATACCGCGACTGACCGCCTCGACGGCGGTGTAGTAACCGCCGACCCAGGACACCAAGAGGTAGCCCACACGAGTGAGGGCGCCATAGTCACGGGCGAACACCACGAAGAAGATCGCGCCGCCGAAGCCGCCGATCAGTGCATTGCCATCGACACCGGGCACGATCATCGCGACCCCGGCGCCAGCCACTCCGCCTGCCATGGCGACCGCAATGCTGGGCTCGGTCATGGAAGACTCCTTGCTAGAAGGCCCGGCGGATTTCGCCAGGCCCAGAAACGCCAAAGCCCGCAGTGTGCGGGCTTCGGTTGGTTTGATTTCGATCTTGGAGCTATCTTACCTTTATCGTCCCATATCGTCAATATGGGAAAAGCCGTTTTTTAAAAGAAATTTTTCCTCATCAATGTGCAATAACGATCCCCGCGCTGGACATGGGCACTTCGAGGCGCGCCACGGCATCACGCAGCTTACCCGCCACCTTGGTACGCCAGTCCTGGTCCCAGCGATGGAGCGTGCTTTTGGACAGCCCGGTGAGCCGCTCGACTTCGCGGATGCTGTGCGGCGGGCGACGGAACATACGCATTAATAGTGCGAGCGCCGCACGCTGCTCGGCCGAGTCGGCCTGCGGGCGCAGCCAGTCACGCAGGGCCGCGATCGCCACCACGAAATCGCGCCCATGCGCGTACTCGGCCTGCACCACCGCTAGCTCCAGCGGGTGATCGGCCAGCAGGCGCTGTGCGAAACGGATGGTCATTACCGACTGCGCCTGCCACTCGTGCGGGCTCAAACCGCTGGGCAGCTTGCTGACGAAGCTGGTGTCGAAACGCTCGCGCAGCACATCGATGGCCATCGCCGTCGACGAGCGCGGGCCGGCCTTGTGCTCAGCCATCCAGTAAGCAACTGCCAGCGCCTGTTCTGTAGTCTGGAACATGTATTTCCCCTTCCCATGGGCCGACCCCCTGGCCGGCTGAACGATGAAAGCCGCCCCATTTCGCCGCTCCCCAGGTCATCAACGGACCGGGGAAGGCGTCATGGGACGGCAGAATTTCTGGTACGGATTATATAGTAGTACCTATATTTTTGCACTTGCATTGACATAGGTCCGCCCTTATTCTGCGCCCATGGAACTCAAAGACCGCATCAAGGCCGCGCGCAAGCACGCCAACCTGAGTCAGGTTCAGCTCGCCAGCGCCGCAGGCATGACACAGACCTCTATATCCGACCTGGAACGCGGCAAATCCCGCGCGACCAGCTTCGCCACCCAGATCGCTACCATCTGCGGGGTCAGCCCGCGCTGGCTCGCGGAAGGCCATGGCGAGATGCTGGAGGGCCGCATGAGCCGCCAGCCAGGCAATGCCGACTGGTTCGGTGGCGTGGAGTCCTGGGACGATGAAACACCGCTGGATGCCGACGAGATCGAGCTGCCCTTCTATAAGGAGGTGGAACTGTCCGGCGGCAAGGGCAGCACGGTGGTACTGCAGACCACCGGGCGCAAGCTGCGCTTCGGCAAGTATTCGCTGCGCAAGAAGAACATCGATGCCGCCAGCGCAGCCTGCGTGACGGTGAACGGCAACAGCATGGAGCCGGTGCTGCCCGACGGCAGCACGGTGGGCGTGGACACCAGCGCGCGCACCATCAAGGACGGCGACATGTACGCCTTCGACCACGACGGCCAACTGCGCGTGAAGCTGCTCTACCGTCTCCCAGGGGGCGGCCTGCGCGTTCGCAGCTTCAACAGCGACGAGCACCCCGACGAGCGCTACGAGCCCGGCGAGGCCGCCGAGCACATCCAGATCATCGGCCGGGTGTTCTGGTACTCCGTCCTGCTCTGAACCCACCCTTCCAAACGCAAAGCCCGGCCCATTGCCGGGCTTTTTCATTACAGGCCCACCCACCCCTACCTCCATGCAGCAGCGCACCACAGAGCGCCCTGGAGGCAGCGAGAAGGGAAGGCTTTTGGCTTGCAGCTTGTGGCTTGTGGCTTACCGCTTGTGACTTGCGGCGCTTGCCACTGCCATATCACTTTTTCAGACACAAAGAAAAAGGGCCTGCATTTCTGCAGGCCCTTCTCTTGTATGGCGCACTCAGGAGGATTCGAACCTCCGACCGCCCGGTTCGTAGCCGGGTACTCTATCCAGCTGAGCTATGAGTGCGTTTTGGTGGTTTTAGACCAGGTCACCACTGGTTGTACCCAAGATACGCCGACCTCGATCGTCGTATCTGATATGGCGCACTCAGGAGGATTCGAACCTCCGACCGCCCGGTTCGTAGCCGGGTACTCTATCCAGCTGAGCTATGAGTGCGT